CGGCAAATTAACCTTTGGAGCGTAACCACATGAAGGAACAAGGACGTTTGTTCGATAGCGAGACCGACATTGGTAGACCATATAATGGTTTGCCTTTGTCGTTCTTGTATATCGTTCTAGCGTTCTTGTTCTCTGTGATAGGCTTCTTGGGCTATATGCTTTGGGATTTCGGCATCGCCGGTAGGGTCATCTTGTTTCTTGTCCTGATCCTCGTCATAATCCACTGCGCGATTTATTTCGCTAAGTTGATTTTTGATGAGTTTCGGTTCAGGAGGTGAGCGTGGCAACTACTGGTGAAACTATATGGGCTGCCTTAATTGGCAGTCCTCGCATCCAGTTGGACCCCTTGACGAAAGTGCGAGGTGCATACCTGTCGTTTTCTTTCGGGCGGTACGTCCGTTATTCGACTCCCGTTACTCCTTTGTCGGAGTTTCGGTTGAAGAATTTCGAATGGCCCGCTCCAAGAATTCCGCCAGGCGTGTACTTGCACCTAATCTTAAAGGTCCCTCGTGGTGTGAGGAGTGAAACCATCAAGTTCAAGGTTATTTGGCCGTATATGTGGCGACAGAAATCCCATAAGGATTCCTCGTGGCTTTGTATATTTCCTTATCGCCCTGGTTTGATGTTTGCTCTGATCGCTAAGAGAGATGTTGGTAAGTTCAAAGGCGTTAACAAATTAAACCTTGTTAATGTTCTTCGTTCTACCAGCGCTGTTAGCTTTCAGATAACCCCAACCCAGCTTCTCAATTTATCATTGATTGCTGGGGTCCTGGCTCCTAGGGGCTCTCGCCCTCAGAAGTCTCTTTACGTTCGAGTGCGCGGACCTTATAAGTTAAAGGTCATTCCACCTCGTCCGAATCCAGAAGTGCGGAATATTACCATGCCTGTTTTTACGGAGACTCCAGCGTTGCCATACCCAGGTGTAAATGGGTCGACTACGCTGCAAGTTTACCGTCGAGATTGGACTGGTAGTACCACACCAGGGTTCGGGAAGGTGAAAGGGCTACAGTTACCGGATAATCCGCATACTGTGCAACTTCATAAGACCGACTACAGCATGGGTTATGATTTGCGTCGTACTTATGCAAATCCTGACACCACCTATAATAATGGGTGGCGTGCTGACACTCATCCGTTTAGCGAACCTGCCTTCATACCGACCTTTGGGTCGGAGTTTGATGGCGTCTCGAACGCCGCTGTCAAGAAGTTGAATGCAAACGCCAATCTTGGCGTGCAAGCGAATATGGCCCAAAACTTGGCGCAGTACACCCAGACAACCAATATGATTTCGCAAAATGCGAAGCGTATTGCTGCCTCGATGTTAGCGTTACGTAAAGGACAATTTTCGCAAGCTGCAAATCTTCTTGTTGCGAACGACCGGTCGAAGTCCATCAGGAAAGGGCAACCATCCAAGACTAAATCTCTTGCCAATAATTGGCTTGAGCTTCAGTATGGCTGGAAGCCCCTCTTGTCGGATATCGATGAGTCCATGAGGATTTTAGCATCTTATATGCAGAATTCTCAAGGTTCGAAACAGGTTCGAGGTTCTGCGTCTATTAACAAGTCGTGGCGAGTCCCGCAATATCACTCCGGAGGCGTACCGCCTTCTGTGGGAAATGAATATCTCTCACAGATGTGGCAGTGCAAATTCGTAGTTCGATATCGCGTTAGTTCTCACCTGACAAGTTCGTTGGCGCAGTTTGGTTTTACCAATCCCATTAACTTAGTATGGGAGATATTACCGTATTCCTTCGTGGTAGACTGGTTTTTGCCCATCGGACCCTACCTTGAGAGCCTTTCGGCTCCTCATGGTGTAGAGTTCGTATCAGGGTGTAAAACCTTGTTTTCACGTCGGGATACACAGATGAACGTCGCCTATCATGGCCCTTATCCTGGCTCACCTACGTCTGAGCTTCGGAAACGTGCTGAGAGATCTAGATTGAGTGTTACGCTTGTGCGGAGTAAGTTAACAGCTTACCCTACGCAGACGTTTCCTCAGTTTAAAAATCCCTTTAGCACTGTTCACGTTGCCAACGCGATTGCGTTAGTCAGGCAGGCTTTTGGTAGACGTTAAGGTTGTATGTTCTCAACCTTGCACTAGCACTGACCGTGTACTTTTCAGTTGCGAAAGCTTCTGAATCGTACCCGGCGCAGACGAAATGCACTCTTGAAACATACTTCATAGGCCACTGTAATTCTCAATCTCGCACTAGCACTGATCTCAAACTTTTAATCGCGAAAGCTTTTAATCGAATGAGACGCAGACGACAAGCGCTTTTGATTTGCAGTGTCCGTTTAAGTACGTTCATAATCCATTTTTATGGAGTTCCCACCAATGAGTGCTATTGCACCCATTAAAGGGTCTTCGCTTATGGGGACAGTTGTCAGAACGACATCTGCCACCGTTGGCGTCGACAAAACGTTTGACCCTGAGGGTTTTATACTCCCAGGAGTTGCGCGGTGGGTTGACCGAGCAATTGACGCCACCTATAATCCATTAGGTGTCGCCATCGGCTACCCAGCTTTTACCCTTGCAGTCAGGAAACCTACCAAGGTTTCAAGGCTGTATCGGGTAACAGCGAAGCTTAGCCTCCCGACACTCGAACAAACGAGTCCGTCTACGGCGACCGGCATACAGCCGGCTCCGACGTTGGCGTACTCCTTGCAGTGTGTCATGGAGTTCATGTTGCCTGAGAGATCGACCGCTACGGAAAGAGCTCGGCTCTTTTCGTACGTGCGATCTTTTTTCGCAACGACAATCAACGCCAGTGACGATGTCCCCACTGATGCAACGGGGTCACCGCTCATTGCCGCTGTGAACAGTTTTGAAGCACCGTATTAAACGGTCTTCGAAACACTCCCTTGCCGCAAGGCTTGGGAGAGATCTCTATAACGGAAGGAGTAAATTCATGAAAAGTCGTTACCATTGGCAGTGTGAGTCAGGCTCGAATCACGAGTTTTTATTCGTGGCTCTTGCCCTTCTCATGCCGTTTCTGGCACTCCTGATCATGCTTTCTACGCTTCTGTTTCCTGGAGTCGGATAGGGTTTAAAAGCACCATCCTCTTAATTTTGCACTAGCACTGGCTAAATACTTTTCAATTGTGAAAACTTTTGAATTGTACTAGCGCAGACGAAATGCACTTTTAAAGTTTGGTGCCTTAGCCCTACTGACTCTCGTAAACATAGAGAGCTGTTCAGTCTTTAACAAATGAACTCTGGAGGTTCCATGTCTTATACTAAGCATGGTTCTCGCTTCTTGAAAGAAGCTAGAACTTTCCGCGTTACTCCGGAGATATCCTCCGGTTTTATCTCAGAGTTCCTTGAGTCCCTTGATTGTCCTCGTTCGTTGACGGTTGCCATACTCTTTAGAAATAAGGAGCATGAACAGCTTGCCAATTTAGAGTTCAATCCACTCGACTACTTAAAAGTAGAAGATACTAGGGATGCTTACGCTGCCACTAAGTTTTTGTCAAAATTCAAGGATTTAGTTCTTGACTATGACTTAGACAAAGTGGCAATGGAGAAATTCGAGAAATTCGAAAATCTCTGTAAGCTTACGAATGCTCGCTTCAGAAAACTGGAGCTGGATCCTAAGTATAGGGGTCCAGTCGTTGCTCTGCATTCTGCAGTTCAGCGAAAAATTTCCAATATTCTTGGCGAGTTTCACACTCAAGAGTTCTTTGATTTAGCCGATTGGGGTCCTGGTGCCACGACGCTGTTAAAGGCTCGTGATGCCAGCGCTACCAACAAATTCCAGTGCGAAACTGGGATAACGCGTGACTTGTACGCTTTACTTCCCTCTGAGCTTCTCAGAGAAGTTTATCCTCTCTGGGTTGATCACATGTCTGGTGTCGGATTTCCGAATTTCCAGACTGGAAATAAAGTTGTCACTGTGCCGAAGGATGCAACTGCTAATAGAGTGATTGCCATTGAGCCAGGTATTAATCTCTGGTTTCAAAAAGCAGTCGGTTCTATGATACAGCAACGCCTCCGACGGTGTGGAGTCGACCTTCGCGATCAGGGTGTAAACCAAAACCTGGCGTATATTGCATCGAAAGATGCCGTAAACGCCACAATTGATTTTAGCTCTGCTAGCGATTCTATCTCTTCTGAGATCATCCGGGAGATATTTACAACGTGCTCATTTCCTGAGCACCGCGTAGATACTCTCTCAAAATGGTTCTCCGTCCTTGATAGTTGTCGATCCCATTACGGTCTTCAAGGCAAGACTTTCGTTGAATGGAACAAGTTCTCCAGTATGGGGAACGGGTTTACATTTCAGCTCGAGTCACTACTCTTCTACGCGATAGCAATATGTTGCGTAGAGGTAGTACAGGGCTCTTCCTTAAACGCTAGGGAGGGCACTGTTTCGGTCTACGGGGATGATGTAATCATACCTCGTAATTGCCTTGAGCTCTTTTCCATAATGTGTGACTTCTACGGGTTCTCAATTAATATGAAGAAGTCTCATTTCTCTTCATTTTTTCGAGAGTCCTGTGGTTCTCATTTCATTATGGGAGCAGATGTCAAACCAGTGTACCTAAAAGGTCATCTGACTGACGTTCTATCCGTTTATCGGATGGCGAATGCCATTCGTCGCTTTGCTCACCGTGGCCTGGCAAAACTAGGCTGCGAAGCAAGGTTTCGAGTGTTATTCGACCGCCTCGTGAATCTTGTACCCAAGCCCTTACGGGTGAGGATACCGGAAACACTCGGCGATGGTGGATTCATCTCATCTTGGGATGAAGCCACCCCAGTGCGCGCCAGGCATTGTATCGAAGGATACTTTGTTTGGAACGCAGTAGAGGTAGGAAAAACCTACCAGTCAGAAGGAGTCGGTTTATTATTAGACCGACTTTGGTCGCCATCTGTTCAAGAGAAGCGTAATAACGTTTCTCTAAGAGACCGTACAAGGTTGCGATTTTCTCGCTCCCTTGTTCAGCAGTGGTACAGTCTCGGGCCATGGATTTAACCTTGGCCTTACTCTTACAGGCTCCTTTCTAAAAAGTTAGGGGTTCTGTAGGTGGAGAGATATATATATCTCAC